GCACCGTATGGATTGTTCTGATACTGTCCGCTTTCGTACGGGTTATAACCTACGGCTGGTTGCCCAACCATGTAATTCTGTGTCATTTCAGCAGCTTGCTTTTGTCTTTCTGCTTCGGCAGCTGCAGCTTGTTCGGCTGCTGCTGTTTGCTCAGCTTGCATTTGTGCAATAAGTTCTTGTAGCTGAGTCATGAAATCGGGTTGTTGAGTGTCTGTTCCTGTGTCGGTCTCTGTCCCTGTGTCGGTTTCTGTGCCTGTATCGATTAATGAAAAATCAGGTATATAAGTTTTTTTACCATTCGCTACTATATAGTTTCCCCCTTCATCCGATCCGCTGTAACTTAGGTAGACTTTATCTTCCATAGCGTCTTTATCCAATATAGTATCGTCCGTGGTCGGTTGACCGTTGCCCACGGCAGCATCAACGGCTGCTTGTACTGGGTCGATTTCTGATGAAGCTTCTTTCAACCTGTCTTTTGCTGCTTGCTCGGCTTTTTCTTTAGCTGCTTTACTAGCTTTGTATTTAGCTAACATGGCCTCGTTGTATTCTTCAAAAGTAGGGTCTTGGGTGGCTTCTGTCTCAACCATGGGTGACATGGGTGACGTTGAGTCAGAAGCCATAGTGATTGGTTCGTCTTCCATCATAGCAATGCCGCTTGTTCCAAAAGGTCCTAGTCCTGATGCTTCTCCACTAACAGCTCCCAAAGCTTTTGCTACAGCTTCGGCTACTTTTTCTGGTTCAACTGTCATTCCAGGTAGAACCTTTCCATCTTCGTCAGTTATTGCACTTCTTGCTGCTGCTTTGGCTTTAGCAGCATCAATTTGTTCTTGTGTTCCATATAAAATAGGCCCATCTTTTCCAAAAGGTTGATAAGGAAGCAATCCTGGCCCTGGAGTTAAACTAAGTTGAGACTCTTCTGTAGCAACGTTTGGTTCTACATATCCTGTTGAACCAAGAGGTAGTTTTTTATATTTGTCTACAAGCGATTTAGATGGCAAAGGAGGTAGCGTTACAGGATTTATCATAGGTATGTTTGATAAATCTATACCAAGAGAGCTAAGATTATCAGGCAGAAGATCTCTATCAAATGTAGCTAATGATGGTATGCCTACTCTCATTTTCTTTTTTCTCTATCTGCTTTTACTTTCATTGCTGCAATATCTTCTTGAGATTTTAGTCTCTCTTCTTCGGATTGGTCTTTCTGTTTAAGCTTAGCTTTGTCCAGTTTGATCCTCTCCTCTGCGATCATTCTATCATCTTCGTTTTCTTTTGCACGTATAGCTAATTCTTGTTGCTTCAATGCTACTACGCCATCGTCAGTAGATAGTATCTTCTCTATTCTAGGCATGATCGGTTCCATGATCTCTAGTTCTAGTTGTGCCTTCAAAGCTTCTTTTGCAGGGTTAGGTGGGGGTGGCATCATCATTCCTCCTTGCTGCATGGCTGGCATCGGTTGTGGTTGATCTGGCATTTGCTCGTTAGCTTGGTTCTGTGCTTCTAGTGATATGTGTTGAAATATGTGCGACACCATCATAGGCACTGCTGCAGGGTTTGTCATACCTGCTCCAGATTCTAAGAAAGAAAGATGCACCTCTATGTGAATCTGATGCGCTTGGTCAGGAAATGCCATAAGAGGTGCACCCATTAGTGCTGCGCTGTTCTCACTTGCTGGATCCATCGGAACGGGTGGGGGCGGATCAGGTGCGAACAACGCTTCAATATTTTCAGTGCCTAAAGCTTGGTACATTCTTCTGTATGACTCTTTAATATTATGTATCTGTGGATTGCTTTGTACTAACTGTAGTTCTTGTTGTGCCAATGTAATACGTTGACTCATGGAGAAGAAGTTAGGATCACTCACAGGTATCACGTCTACTCTATTATCAAAGTCTGCTTGCTTGATTTGCTGATCGCCACCTATGACTTGATATGGATAGACAGGAGGCAAAGACTCTGCAAACAGTCTAGTTAGAATTTTAAATTCTGTTTTTTGTGCGTAGTGTAGTCTCTTGTGTACTGCGGACATGACTCTTGTGCCTTGCTCTAGTAAGGCCATAGTTGTTCCAACAGGTAGTTCTTGGTTGCCTTCGCCTATCTGTAGATTAGTAATAGATGCGAACCTCTGTCCTGCTTCTACACAGAACCCTAATAAACTCATCAAAGTTTGTGATGGTTCTTTGTAAGGCAGTGGTATTAGTGAGTCTCTTAGTGCTCCGCCTGGTGCGTCTACGTCTCTGAACTCTCCTGGCTCTAGTGGAGTTTCATCGTCCCTAATTCTAAGTCCCCT